AAATAGTAAATCGGAAATTCTCTTCATGTTAGTTTCCCCAAACATGAATTTATTTCACTACAGGAGAGTGAAGTATATAAAATGGTTCATGTGAAGCGCGTTCAAGTGATACATGAAAAGGATTCACGACACAGAGCAAGTGAAGCACTTGCAAAGTGAATCATTTATGATATAATAGATTATAGAAAGGAGTGCAACAGAATGATAAAATTGAATAGCACTATGAAGCGTTCGCTTGCAACCTTCGGACGATACCGCGCACAGCGGTGCGATTATCGGTATGACGCAAGCACTAAAACAGTTCAGAAAATCGACGTGAAGGGCGTAGTTGTGGAAGATAGGAGAGTTGATTTATCCATCTGGGAAGATGATGAAGAGGCAGACCGCCACTGTTCGTATGCATACGATGAAGACGGGGATAGAATCGAAATTGACGATGTAATCGAAGTGAAAGGAGTGCCGCAAGCATGATTCAATACATCAAGCCCACTTGCTGGGCATGGATTTTGGCAGACCTCAAGAGGAAGGAAGGGACTAGGGAACGGTGCATCTGGGGCGGCTACCGTTACTATACAAGCGAAGTGTATGAATGCACCGGCGTCTACAGATGTCCAGAGAGCCAAGAGCCAAATCCCAACTTTGACGAAGTTGTAGCATACTATGGAGAGGATGAGTTTTAATGTTGTTGTTCTTATATGAATACTCTTGGACAGACGCCGATAAAGCCGTGAGCACGATTCCGACAGACAGCCACGGCGGGAAGGTCGGCGTGAGGATGCTGGGCAAGGTTATGAAGGTTGACAACGCGGAGAAGGTCGCCCGGATGTATGACAGTCTGGTTCGCCACCGTTGCGCCCCGTCTGTGCATCATTGTAAGGCGGGTATCCGCTTGAACTACTTTGTGAGCTTAGAGAGGTGACAGCATGAGGACATGGAAGAGCTACCGTTATAATCTCAAGGCAGAGGATGAAGACAAGATAGCAAAGTTGCACCGGCACTTCTGCGAAATCAATGAAATCATTACTATAGTTTTCTACTGGGTGTTTGGTTTCGTGGCTTTGGTTTTCCTTATCTGGATAACAAGTAATGATTTGTGGGGGGTCATTCTATGAAGAAAGCATTGACCGATACGGGGCGTATCAAGAAAGCCGATGAAGCAGGCGCAACGAAGCGTAAGAGCAGTGGCAAGAAGGGCGGCAAAGCCGCCCCTTCTTCCGCATCTACACCCAAGGCGCGGAAGACGAAGAGCAAGCCGAAGAAGACGGCAGAGCCGAAGAAGCCGCGCAAGCAGGGCGGCAAGGGTCGTCCATTTCAGGCGCACAGCTGGCCCACATACGCACCCGGCAACAAAGCCCCGCGCAGTTACTCCGAAGAAGAGTTGAAGGGCATTGTGAAGAAAGCCGCCAAGGCGGCAAATACTCGCTTGCGTACCCTTGAGAAGAAAGGACTTGCAGACAAAGCCCCCGCTTATAAGTCTATTTCGGGCATATTGAAAATGGAGCGCCCCCGTTTCAAAGAATCCACGGCGAAGATGACCAAAGAAGAGCTTACCAAGGAATTTCTCAAGCTCCGGGAGTTTATGGGAATGAAAACGTCAACCATGACCGGATATAAAGAATGGAATGAAAATAAGGTGCAAGCCGCGCGGGATATGGGATTTACAGGAACACCCGAAGAGCTTGCGTATTTGTTCAATCGGTATATGACAGACAAATATGAAGCGTTGTTTGGGTCAGATATTATTTATCAGTCGATAGTTTCAAACAACATTGACAAGTTGGGATTAGAACAAATCGGCAAGGAATATCAAGCAAATATTGAAAAAGATATTTCACAGGGAGAACGGCTGTTGCAACTGTACAGAGCACGACAGGGGAGAAAGTAATGCGGTTCAGTCAAGATATTGACGTGTGCGAGAGCGGGGCAGAATTTTTTGAAAGCTTGCCGTCAGCTCCTATTGTAGCCGGAAACGGCAAGAAAGGCGTGGTCATAGACTACACTTGCACGTTTGATATTGAGACGACGAACAGCGACATAGACGGATTTGCATACAGTTTCCAGACGTGCATTAACGGCGTTGTAGTCGTCCCCCGTTACTTTGAGGACTGGGTAGAGATTATTGAAACGCTCTGCGATAAGTGGAGCGTGACAGAGAAGCGCAAGCTTATAATTTACGTTCATAATCTAGGGTATGAGTTCACCTATCTCATCCAGTTGTTAACGCTTCGCTGGGGTGACTGCAAGGCCCTTTACACGAAGAGCCGCCACCCCCTCACCCTTGAGTTTCCAAATGGCATTGAGTTCAGGGATTCTCTCAAGCTCTTTCAGAAGTCTCTTGCAAGAGCCACAGAGGGGTGCAAGCACGAAAAGTTAAAGGGCGATTTGGATTATACCGTTTATCGCACTCCCGACACTCCCCTTGATGATAAAGAGTTTGCCTATTGTGTTAACGACGTTCTGGGCCTGTATGAGGCCATTGAACGGATGAAGAAAGAGCGCGGCTTTAATGCCGCAAATATCCCCATTTCAAATACAGCTTTAGTGAAGCAAGAAGTCATGAAAAGTGTGGGCAAAGACAAGCATTTTCCCGTCGTAAAGAAAAATCTTGCCCTGTCGAAAGCTCAGACCTTTCTTGCATATAAAGCAATGGCAGGCGGCGATACACACGGGGCGCGGTGGAAAGCTGGGTACACGTTCACCAACTGCAATTCCTACGACTTCAAGAGCGCCCACCCGTCCCAACAGCTCTTACGGAAGTTCCCGATGGGTGAGCCGTTCGACCTTCCCGACAATGTAGAAATAGGCTTTGCCGATTCACTTATAGAAGACGGTTTCGGCTGGGTGGGCCTGCTCCGGTTTGAGAATCTGAGTGTAAAGGATGAATGCCCAGACCCATGCATAAGCGTCAGCAAGTTTCACAGTGCATCGAAGTTCACGGACGACGACACGGACAACGGGCGTATTTTACGGGTGGAGTGGTGTGAAGTCTATTGCGATTCAAACGACTGGCAGAGAATCAAAGAAGGATATGACTTTGACTCTGTAGTAGTTATGAAAGCGTTTGCTTTTCGTTTGGCTTATCTGCCTAACTCTTTCCGCACAGCGATTTTCGAGAAGTTCAAAATCAAAGAAACCATGAAGGGAAGCCCCGATTATATGTTTTCCAAAATCTGCGTGAACACGATTTATGGAGCTACCGCACAGAAACAAATCCGGGATGAATATACCGCCGAAATTAAAGACGCTATAGAATGGGAAAAAACCAGATGGGAAGACAACCTTGACAATATGGATGATAAAGCTGTTAAAGAAGCGCAAATAGGCAAATCCCGGAACGGGCTAGGAACAAACAAGAATTTTCCTTTTCTCTGGGGTCTGTGGACGGCTAGTTCAACCCGCCTTGAACTGTGGCGGCTGTTGAAGATTGTAGGCTGGGATAAGGTCATATACTGGGATACGGATTCCTGCAAGTTTGAGGGCGAGAAAGTCCCGGCAGTTGATGGGTACAATGAAGAAATCAAGCGGCAGTGCATCGCCCGAAAGTGCGTTGTGCAGAAGGACAATGGCAAGTGTGTTTATATCGGGGTAGCCGAAGACGAACACCCACAGGCCGATTATGGCTATCAGGAGTTTCGTTTTCTCCATGCCAAGTGTTACGCCGCGCGTAACTGTGACGGCGTTCTAGAAAGCACCATTGCAGGCGTCGGCAAAAAAGAAGGTGTTGCCGCCCTCAAAGATGATATTGACAACTTGAATGATTTTCTTGTAATTGCGGATACTGGGGCGCAGTTACTCACATATCACGAAGCACCCGCCCACGTCCGCACCGATTTTGCAAAGCCCACCATGTCGGCGTCGTGGATAGTCATGAGTACAAAGAGTTATGCAATAGGTGGAGCAACACCCGAAGACATTGACATTGACATAGAAAGGTTGGGATAAAGAAAAGCCCCCACCAAAGTGGGGGCTTTTTTGATGTTAGAGGTTTTCGGGTTTGCTGGCGTCGTTCTGATACAGCAGAATATAGAAGGGAGAGTCAGGGGAAAAAGTCGGCTGGAGCGTCACCCGAAGAGTCGGCATCATGTTATAAGCCGCGCCCCAGTTGTTATAAATGGCCTTAATGTTCGACTTGGCAACCTCTGTGCCGTCCGGCTTGAAAATCCGAACTGTGCCGCCCTCACCGAATGCCAGAGAGAAGGGGGAAGTATTCGGATTGTTGCGAAGGCCGTTACCAGCCGGGAAGACTCCGAACAGCTCCATAGTGCCGTCTTCCTGTTTGTTCACGGCGGCGAACATTGCGACGCACTTCGTTCTCTGGTAGCTGTCCGCCCACTGGTCAACCTTTTTCCTGATGAGTTCATCCTGTGCGGCCTGTTCGGTGGTATAGGTGGTATTATCGACTTTTGCAGAAAGCCCCATATCAACATACACCTTGTTCGCCTTGTCGGTTTCCAGTCTGGCGATACTCTCTGCGTGTTCTGCAAGCTCCGACTCCTGAGAAGTCGCGCACTCTGCGATAGTCTGCCCGGGGTGAGCAGTATTCCAGTCACCCACAACGTCGTCCTGCCGCTTCTGGTCAGCGGCGAACTCCTGCTTGGTCACATGGTCGGCGCTTGCAGTCTCAAGGGCCGTAATTTTGCCGTCCTGTGCCGTGTCTTTGGCGTCGATACGCGCAATGGTTTTGGCGTATTCCTTCGGGTCGATAAGCTCAAGGTGCTCCACCTTGTCGTCAACGGCGGCAATGGCGGCATCCTGTTCCGCGTTCTTGGCCTTGATGTCGGCGATGTCCTGCTTGCTGGTGTCGTTGTCCGTCTCAAGAGCAGTGATACGCCGCTCATGGTCAGACAGTTCGTCAGCGTGCTTTGCCAGCTCCTGCGCGTTCTTGGCGATAAGCTGACCGTTTGCCAGCTCTGCCGCCTTGGCGCGGTCAGTCTCAGTTTTCAGGGCGGCGTTGGTGGCGTCGGTCTTGGTGTCGAGAGCGTCAAGCCGTCCTTCGGCGGCAGTAGCGCGATTCTCGAGAGCGTCAAGCCGCCCGTCCTGCTCAACATCCTTCTGCTGGATGTGGGCGATAGCGTCCGCGTTCTGGGCAATTTTGGCCTCATCTTCGGTGAGGTCTGCCCGGAGTCCATCGGTCACAGAAGTAAGCCGTTCGATAGCCTGATGATTGTCTGTAGTCTCCTTATGAAGTACGGCCAGCTGGGCATCGTGGTCTTTCAGCTGGGCGGCGTGTTTTGCCAGCTCCTTCGAGTTGATAGCGATGTTCGCCGCGTTGTCCTGAATGTTCTGTGTGTTCCGGGCGATGTTCTGGGTGTTCTGGGTAATGCTGGCTGTCTGTGCATCGTTCACGGTTTCGATAGCATCAAGCCGCGCATCCTGCTCCCGGTCTTTCGCCTGAATGGCAGAAATGTCCGTGTCATTGGAAGAAATCTGCCGCTGAAGGTCAGCGTCCTTCGCTTCGAGTGCGGCAATGTCCTTGACCGTCTGGGCCTGCCCGGCCTGAAGGTCAGAGATAGCCGCATCGGCGTTGTCCACGCGCTCTGCGAGAGCATCCACCCGGGCGACAGTGGACGCGACAGTATTCTTCATCTCTGCGTTATCCTTGTCATACTGGGTGATTTTATCCCGGAACTCCTTGTTGTCAGATGCGAACCCCGTCACCTGTGCGGACAGGTCTTTCACCTGTTCTTTGTACTCTTCCACCTGTGCGTTATAGTCGCCGGTAAGCGCCCAGTAACGGGAGTTGGTAATTTCGATACCGGGGGGAACAGGACATTTGGACGTGTAGCTCTGGCCGTTGTGGGTGACGATAGTCAGAGACTCATATCCCCGTTCAATGTCCCATTCGATGGGGTCGGCGAACTTCGGGACGTACCGCGCCCCGACGTACTGGGACGGCCCACAGCCCGGGGGCGGGGGCGGAGTAGGACGGGGCGGACGCGGGGGGCGCGGGGGGCAACAGGGGTCAGGATGGCAGGGGTTGCACTCGCCGCCCGGTGCATAAGGTGCAGGCTCAATGGGAAACGGATGACAATTCTTGTCGTGTGCCATAGTTGTTATTTCTCCCTTCTTAGTAATACTTAATAATGAGGTGGCCGTATTCCGGCTCAGTGATGTCAGAACCGGTGTCGAAGGTGAGCCACTTCCAGTTAGCGGGAACATAGGCGCAGAAGCGCCCGGAGTCGGTCAGCCCAAACCACACGAAATGAACCATTTCGTTGACCATTGCGGGAAGGTTCTTGTTGGCCCACTCGATGAACCGCCCGTCTTCAAAGTCCCCGCTGTTGAGACGGTCGTTAATACAGTGCTGTGCATCGGTCAGGGCTTTCGTGGCCTGATTCAGGGCGGCAATATTGCCGCTGTTCGAGTCCAGCCCTTTCGAAAGCTGTTCAACGAACGCTTGCAAGCTCTGAATCTGGCCCACCATCCACCGAAGGTCATATTGGAAAGGGTCGCCCGGGGTGGCGAACGGGGGATACATATTGCAGTTCATTACTTCTCCTTTCTGCCGATGAGGCTTTCAAGATAGTTGTCGGCGGCAATAGCCTCTTTGGTAAAGCTGTTGTTTTCCCACCATGCCCAGATAGCCGCGCCCACGGTCATACCGGTGGAGATGAGCTGTTCAAGCTGTGCATCGTCCACGGGAATGGGGCTGTGTCCGGTCGCAGAAAGAATCTGGTTTGCAAGAGCCAGAATCAGTACGGCGGTACGGGTCACAGTAGCAACCTTAATTTTATTCATGCATTCACCCCCTTTCTGAGATACTGAACTTCACGTTCAAGGTCTTCTATTCTGTGGTTTGCAACTTTAAGTTGCTCTTCCAGTACAGGAACTCTCGAAATCAGGGTATTGTGTTCCCTGACTTCCCGTGTAAGTTCGTCTAACTTGGTATCGGTGACGGCCTGAGATTTGCTGTTGGCAATGAGCACACCTGTCAAGGTGATGATTCCTGTTATTACGGCGGCAATCACTTCATTCATATTCTAGCACCCCCGTCAATAGCAGTCAAGGCAGAAAGCACGATGGAAGTCATCGGCAATTTTAGCATAAATATCGAACAGAACAACGGCCCTTTCTGCCTCAATCATCTGCTGGGTAGTTGTGACGCCGATGTTGCCCGACTTGCTGTATTCATGTGTCACGGTGACGGTGGTGTTCTCTTTCCCCGTCTCAAGAGAGACTGCGTGTTCGTTGTGCTTGTTGTCCTTCAAAGACTCGTCCCGGGTACGGTCGTCGTACTGGTTTTTCCTGACGCTCCCGCCCTTGGTAGTTCCCTTGTCAGCGTGTTGGTCTTTCGAAATGCTTTCTGCCCGGGTATCGTCAACTGTGCCGTCAGACGCCGCCGAATGGGTATCACCGTGTGTATCGGATGTGGACAAATCACGGGTAGTTTCGAAAGCGTGATTTTCGGTGTTCTGGGTCGTGTCTTGGTCGGTCTTCACGCACTGCGTGAAGTCGGTGTTCTGGGTCGTGTCTTCGTGCTCTGTCCAGTTGGTCTTCTTGGTTTCGTCCGAATGGCCTTTCTCATCGGTGACGGTATGGCTGGCGTTGTCGGGCTGGTATGTTGCTTCGTTTTCAGCAGACAGTTTGTTTTCGGTATCGCTGACGGTGTTTTTGGTCGTGTCGATTGTGTCCGTCATGGTTTCGTCATGCTTTGTGTCCCGTGTCCCCACGACACCAGTATGAGAAGTAGTATCCACCTGACTATCGAGAGTGCCTTTAATATCTTCGATAAAGTCCCGGGTCTTCTCACCCTCTGCCGTCGAAAGGTTTTTGTCGTGATAATGCCCGTCTTCTTTGTTCCATCCGTCATGCAAGGTTTTGCTGTGCTGGGTGGCGTCGTCGGTTTTCCAGCCGTTGGCGGCGGTATCTTCATGGTATGCACCATCCTCAGTGTTCCACCCGCCTTTTGTGCCGGTGGCTGTCGCGGTATCTGTTGCCCCGCCGTGGCTGTGGGCGTCACTTTGAGTGCTGGTATCCCGGTCGGTGGTCGTGGTATCGGTGCTCTTTTCCGTCATCTCAGTATTCCAGATGGGATTATAGGACAGCTGTGTTGTAGCATACAGTTTTGCCCAGATAGGACAGAGCCGTTTCGACCACCAATAAAGCTCACCTTTCATATAAATAGGGTCGGGGTGGTACAACGGGGCGAGTCCATGCAGATGACGGATAGTCGCAATAGCCTGCATTTTATCCAGCCCCGTGGGCAACACCATGTTTGCAAAAAGGTCGTGGTCGTACATCAACAGCGCTTCAAGGTTTGCACCACTGTCCAGCTCATTCACCAGTGTTCCGTAATAAATCGGCATTGTCTTCACTCCCTTCTGTGTCCTGCTTCGGTTCGTTAATTTTGAAAGTAATGTTCAGGCCGTACATTTTGTTCACTTCATCAAGGGACTTTTCAAGGCAAATTCTCCATACTTCCCGGCGGTTAAATGTCTCAGCGTCCGCGCTTTCACTTTCGTTTACGTTCATTCGCTCCTTCTTGTCGGGCTGGACTTTAATTCCAAGTTCCCGGTAGAAGTCCATCAAAATGGTACGTCTGAACTCCATGAGTTCGGGAAGGATAAAGTTCTTCGACAAGTCACGGTCAATTTGCATGATGGGCAGTTCATAAGCCCCACCTTCGCCCGTCTTGCCGTCAAGAGGACGTTTTAGGTCTGGGTTCAGCACAATAGCAGGTTCACCGTTTGCCAGCCGTTGAAACATTGCTTCAAGGCTCTTCTTCTGTTTGTCGTCTTTGGCAAACGCGCCGTAAGCAAAACGGGAGTTCAAGGCGCTCTGCCGAATGGCTACTTCTGCGTGTTGCATCTCAACGGCGTACTTGGTAATAATGTCCCAGATACCCCGATAATCGGGGGTGAGCTTGATGACGCCGCACTCAGTACCGATTTCAAGGGGGCGGTTGAACTGGAAGAACGGGGTTGAAATGGTCATTGCGCGGGGCTGATACTGCAAGCCAAACCCAGAAGGATACCCCGGTTGAACCACCATGCCGTATTTTTTTGTGTTGAACACTACCGCGTACCCCATTCGGAACAGCTGGTACATGAATGCATCATAGTCCCAGCCGATTTGTCCGGGCGCGGCCTCTGGCAGGCCATTAAACTCGATGATGGAGCGGCATCTCTGGAAGAAGGAACGCTCCCAGTAATTGAGGGCGTCGGTGGAAAAGCTTTTGATGAATGCTCCACATGGAACACCACCGTCAAAGAATCCGTTATAACACTGATACATTTATAAATCACCTCTTATTCAATAAATACGCCTGCGTCCATACACCGGTTGATATATGCAATTTCGTCGGGCATTGCGCCCACGGGCTGACAGCTAAAATCGCGGGTTTTGCAATATCCTTCAACGGGGGTCGCTACCCTCATGACCGGATACCCATACAACCCCTGATAACCCGGGTCATCAATCGGCGGATAATAAAGCAGAGTAAGCTTTGCTTTCAGCGGTAAATACACCTGAGAAGCACCTGTAAGGCTTCCCACGCTCTGCGTGATGGGCTGAATGGCCTGCGACGCGGCTTGACCGACTGCGCCGCCTACTGCTCCATCGGTGAATGCTCCACCCAAAGCAGACATTCCGGCGACAGCCGCACCGGCGAAGAGTCCCCCGCCGAAGGTCATAGCCGCACCAACTGCCGTTACTGCCGCACCCAGTCCCTTCCCCGGGTCATAGTTGCTTGACCCGATACCATAGGGGCTAGAAATGTTTGTACTACCGGTGTAGACGGTATAGTCTCCGGCCTGTATTTTGACCGAAACACCGCCGTCAATAAAAGAGAATGCCGTTATCACGGTCACGCTTGCCGCGTCGTTGCACTGGTCAACCGGGATACCCACAACGCCGATGAAAGGAACGTACAACTGAATTTGACAGTTCATCCGTTTCCAGTCCTCAGCAGGCCACGGGATGGGAATATTGACAACGTGAACTTTGTTACTGTTCGCACTCACGACGGGGGCTGTGATACCTGTATCAAACTGCCCTAGCGTAATTAAGCCGCCACCTGTTCCCACCAAGCCATCGTCTACCGGTATCCAGATGCAGGAGCGTATATTTTCCGTTGCGTTGCCGCCGAAAAGTAAGTTGTTCATGAACTGGGGAAGAGCTACTTCCCATTTGACCATAGCCGCCGTTTCTGCAAGCCACGTTGTGGACAACACCTTAAGCAGAGTTGCAAGCTGTGTTCTACTTAAAGCATACGCCTGTAAGCCGTTTTTGCCAACTGCTGAAAGAACGTAACAACCGGACGCCGAAATTGTGCCGGGACAGGTATCAACCTCACTGCTGGAAACAGTGGGTTTTCTTGCGACATTCTGCCGGGCGTCCTGTAAGCGGAATTGTGCGCCGCTTGCGTCACTGTTGAAACCGTACTCGATAAACGCACTAGTTTTCAGAATTGTATCCCGGTATGTTGCAAGCGGGTCAATGGACAGACTGATTTGCCAGATGTTCGCCCGAAGTGTGGATATATCAGTAACCCAATAAAAAGTTTGCGTTTCTTCACACTGACAATAATTCCACTGAGGCGAGATATTTATTGAGTTGATTGTACAATAAATTACGGGGTGCTCCATTGAAGTGGGTTTCTTAAAATCACACCGCTCTTCGTCTTTCAGAATGCTATAATCGAATGCTTTCGTGGAGTTGATTTTCTTCTCCACGTTCCCGAAGTGGAAATGATAACCATGCTCAACACTGGGGGCGGGAACAGCTCCATTGAATGTGCCTGCCATTCTATCACCTCTTTCTATAAAATAAGCCCCGCCCCAGAGGGGGCGGGGCGTTCAGCTGTTACGGGCCGGGGTTCACCGGGTCGGCCATATAATAAAGGATTGCGTTTTCCGTGGGGTCGAGAGTGTAGTTCATCTTCCAGTGATGCTCAATGTTCCAATACTCGCCACGGGTGTTAAAGGGAGTCGTCCACACGTTATCCTTGAAGTAGGTCGTCGCCATAGCACGCTTGTCGTACAGCAGGCCCACCACATAGTCGAGCTGGACGGGCGTACCCTGCTCTGCCTCTGCGGTAGTCACGTTGAACTGAGCGGGGATAATGTTGATAGCGGAACGATTGTTGATGTTCTGCCAGAAAGTGACACCCTCATAGTTGCCGAAGGACAGATAACCCGGGCCGAAGATAGCGGGATAAACCCACGCCTTTGCATCGTTAATAAGGGGCTGATACAAAAGAAGTTTCTGTTCACTCTTGGGAGTGTGCCGGAACAGATGCAAGGTGTTTCCCTTGTCATCGGTGCAAAGGGGCGTCAGGTGGAACAGTTCGGTAGACTCTTCCAGAAGCGCAGTATCCGTTTCCAGACGGCTCACGAAGAAAGAAAGAAACTCCTGCAAATGAGTCGTCAAAAGTTCGTGGGTCGTGTAGGCCGTATTCCGGGCCACGTTGAAAGCCTCAGTAAGGTTAACCTTACTGTGGGGCTTGCCGGTGTTGTAGATAGCGCCCATATAGTTCATGACACACAGGCGGTTTTCCATCTCCTTCCATCGGGCCACGTCGTTCTGAATCTCGACCGCCATACCCTGCATGAAAGCGGAGAACTCAGACTCAGACTGAAATGCCGTGTTGAGCTGGTCAAGGAACCGGGTGTACGTCTGGTTCAAAGTCTTCTGGTCGCCGTACCACAATTCAAGCGGATAACGCTTCTTGATTTTGTACATATCAAGGCTGTTACCGTCCACCAGAGTATCGGGGTTCTGCTGGGTGTTGACAAAGTCGGTCTGTTCGAACTCGCCCGCGAAGAAGGCGATTTTCCGCATGAACAGCCCCCAGTCCTGACGACTCACTTCAATGGAAGTGAAACGGCCCGTGTACGCGCGGCTATCGATGACGGTGCGGGCCACCATGTTGGAAAGGGCCTGCAGCGTCCCCTCTTTGCTGGTAGAAAGACACATCTGCCCGACGTTAATAAAGGAAGAAGTGTCCACGGCGGTGATAGCCCGCTGGCCCGTGACGTCCTGCAAGACGGCATTGACGATGGTGTAGACATCCTTCGGACGGAACACGTCAGCCTTTGCAAGGGTGGGCATATTATTCTTCGATTTTGCCACGATTTACACCCCCTTCGAGAAGTCCGGCGCGGCGTCCGGGATTGCGGGCGTAATAGCCGCCCTGATAATGTCATCGACCGACACGGCGTCAGCGGTATTGTCGCTCAAACTCCCCGCCGTGGGGGTCGCCAGAGTGTCCAGCCGCGCAGTGAGTGCGGCGATACTCTGGGCCATAGCGCCCCAGTCCGGTGCAGACGGGGCGGCAGGCGAACTTGCGGTAACAGAAGCATTTGTTGCAACGTCACCGGGCAAGGGGGGCGCACCCGTCAGCGGCGCGGCCTTGGGAGTCGTGGGGGCAGGTGCGGAATTGCTACCCAGAAGGGCGGCAATGTCGGCTTTCGAATAGCCCGCCCGGGCCAGCATAAGAACGTCATCGAGTTTCATTTAATAAGCTCCTTTCCAACGGCTCTTGCCGTTTCTGACATCCACATGAGTGAATGTATGATAGATTCCGATACCCCCAGACGCTCCCAAGAAGCACTCTGCATACTGGGCTATTTTCTCCGGGCTGACACCTTCAATCCAGATGTCAGCCGCCTTGCCTTCGCAATGCTGAGACTTCGGAGAAGCGTTTTTGATAGTTCGGTTATACTCCTTGGAACGGTATCCGCTGTTAATGTGTACCGGCTTGCCGGTCAGGCGTCGAATGTTTTCCAAAAGGTCAACCAAACGGGGGTCGATGATGACAGTATCACAGGGGTCTTTCCTGCTGTGAAACTCCTTCACTTTGAAGTGAGGGGAAACGGACGTGTTTGCATCCGTCCTATATGAGTACAGCAACACTTGCTCCACTCCTTTCTATATTTCTATCTAACACCCTTTAAGGTGACAATACTATAAAACGGGGGTATGCAAGATAAGAATGCAACTCCACGCCCTTCCGGGGCGCTTATCTTTTGGAGTCCCCCGCACCTTTATAATAGCACTTACTCTGCTTTCATGTCAAGATAGTCTCTTATCTTGATAAGGGCCGGAACGTCAGCACACCAGACTTGACCCAAAACAAACATCAAACCGAAGTAAGGATGAGCCAGTCTAAAAGTATTTCGCCCGGCCTGTGTATCGGGGTATACTTCATGTGACTGGTGAGGGGAACTGCAAAGGTAATAGTGTGCATCATCGTATTTGTAACAATACAAATCCCCTACTTTGAACTCAGGTTTCATACCGCGCAAGCTCATCGGATGGACTGCTTCAAGGTTGTTGTAACTGAATTTGTTTTCCATTGCCATTTGATAGAACTTTGAATCCTTGTTTTTCATCATGTGTTTCATGAATGCTGTTTGAGCGCGTTTCTCACTGACTCGCTGAGACTTCGGCATACAGAGGAAAACGCCGCTATCTGTAAGCGTCCATTCTTTGCCCGTCCTTGCCATTTTCGCAATCTCATCCACAACGCCCAGTTCAACCAGCACTGGGGACGTAATGTCAAAGGCGTTTGCAAGTAGCCACATTCTCAGCGGGGGTTTGCCCTCAAGTTCCCTGTTGCCGTTTATGGTGACATAGGCATTCAAAAGTGCGTCGCCCTCTGCCTTGCGTTTTACAACAATTTTCTCCGGAATGAACTCATCATACACGACATCATGAAAAGCCGAACCATTGAAACCGCGTATATTCGCAATGCTGGGCAATGTCATCCCTATGCCGTATTTCTTGATACAGTCTTTGGGCTTTCCGTCCTCATATTCATACTGTCCGATGGTGTATGTCACTTTGCCGCTCTTCACAATGTCCACGTCAAACCCTTCATTTTTGAGGGGCAAGAAGGGATTTAATTGTGGGTCAGATGTGATTGCGTCAAACTCTGTGGTGGTGCGGCGCAGATACAGAAATGGCTTGTCGTTCGTCAGCTCATATAACAGTGTGCCGTAGGTTTTGCCCACTTGCCGTTTACCTATTATAATGTTACACCACGCCCCTAACAAAGAAACGGCTGGTATATTCATCCAGCCGTCTTTTGTATAGAGGTCTAGCGTAACTTCTCTGTTACGCTTTCCCATTGTCACACCTCATACCGGGTTTTCCAGTCCACCGGGTCGCCTGCCTGCGTTGCGTGATTGATAACGGCTTGTACGATTCTGTCCTCATCGGCACTGTCCAGCCACACCCCGACGGCGTCCACCCAACGGTCGCTCTTGTTGCTCTTGTTCTGAGGGGGGCTGACAAACGCGCCGTTCTTGCCGTCGATGACCTTCATGTTGTACAGGGCAAGGCCGGGAAGGTTGAGGGTGAATGCAATCACCTTGTCACTGAGGAAACGACAGCCGCTGACGGTCGCTCCCTTGATGTTCAGCTTGGGGCGGTCGTCATACTCAGGGGCGGCGACGGTCGAACGATTCTTGTTGAAAGTAGCCATAACATAGTCTCCTTATTACAGTTTCTGGGCGGCGTGAATGACGTCCAGCTTGTCGATGATGGTATAAAGCAGTTCGTTTGTTTTGGCCTGCGCGTTGTACATCTTCGAAAGAAAGTCAACGATTGCGGCCAGTTTGTTGTTGATGTCCTGCATGGTTCTGTACCCCCTTCAACCGAAAATCCAACGACTGAGGAACTGCTTGCCGACGGGGTCAGCGTTTGCCGGGTACAGTGCAGAGGGCTTGAGGTGGTCGTTGTACACGGTAGCGATGAGATGGTTCTGAGCTTTAAGCTCTGCTTCCATCTGGGTCATGCTCTTGTTTTCGTGACAACAGGGACTCCACGCGGGACTGTACGGAAAGCCATGTCTTGCGCCCTCTTCGAACGCCGTGATTGGAACGGGGTCAAAGCGGCCCACACCAGACACGATGTTAGAAAGGTTTTCGTCCTTGTCGTACACCAGCCCGTAAATGTTCTGGGCGGCGTCCTCATAGAACAGGACATAGGACACGTTTGCCGGGACACAGCAGCCGGCAGTACAGGTATCAGGCATTGCTTACCTCTTCTTTCTGGGCGGCGTCCGGCTCTTCGTCGTCCGGTTTCTCGCCCGTCTCTTCGAGCTGGCTGTGCAAGTCGCTCCATGCGAAGTCAGCAGGAACGGCGGCGCACATCTCAGAAAGGATGTTCGGATAGGTCACATCGAGAGCGTCCATCTCAAAGACTTTCGTCCCGGCCTTGCTGGCTACGACTTTGAAACCGTCCAGTTTGGCGCACTCCGTACAGGAGCGAATGTTGTGCGCTTCGATGAAGAGAAGGTCATACACCTTCTTAGCCTTAACAGCGGTGAGCAGAACGTACTTGATAGAACATTTCATGAGGTCTTATCTCCTTTGTAGTAGTGGGTGGATGTTCGGTATTTGAAACGCTGTTGTGTTTCATGGTTTTATTATACTCTACTCAAGGCCGTTTGACAACAGTTTTGACCGGCTTATTTTGTAAACATTTTATGAACTCTCACTTTGCAAGTGCTTCACTTGCTCTGTGTCGTGAATCCTTTTCATGTATCACTTGAACGCGCTTCA